TCTAGCGCCCACGTCGTAGGTCTGATGGCCGACAGAGTTTTTCCTTCGGGATTTCAGTAAACACCCCCCATTGATGGACGACATTAGCGCTCCATTCAATCTCTCTTCAACAAATCTCGAAACCTGCGGTTGTCGAGGCGCTGTATATACCGCATTGAAATACGGAATATTCAGCAAGCCATATAATAGTAGATTACAGATAGTTTCAGTTTTCTCGACTTTACGAGAGCATTTCATTACGATTATTCTAGCCGAATCATATTTCTTGGTCGGCATAAAGTGTCGGTAAATCTCGGTGAGATACGGACGCTCATGCAAAGAGAATGGCTGTCCGTTTATTGTACGGAAATACTGCGACCACCTATCCGGATAGATTGCTATATCCCTAGCCTGCTCGGGTGTCAGAGGCTCTACCATTCAATAGGTGCGTCATGGTGTTCTAATTTAGACCATTCGTCAACAGAAGCCTGTGCCTTAGCATAACTGTCGAATGTTTGAACAATCGTATTTGTCTCTAAGTCAATTTGCGCCCATACTCCCGGACGTAGTTCGATTGCCTTCATGTTCACGATATGTTCAATCTTCTGAATGATTGGCTGTGCGGTTTGATTGTTCCATGGTAGCCTGTAGTTCTTAGCACATACAGGTCCGTAGCCGTGAGCGGTTGACCTGTGGTCGTGAAGTCCTCTGCGACAGAATGTGCATTTGCCTGCAATCTTCCCCATCTCTGCCAACTTTGCGATTGGGTCAGTAGCGAAGTCGCGCATCTCATCGACAAAAGATTGAGATGTGTTTCGACTGTGATGATAATTTCCACTAGGAGAGATATGCCCAAGCGGACTTCTGCGTATTTTTGATTTTGCTACACCTTCGCTTCTCCAAACTTCTTCTACCATGAGATTGTCAGTTTTTGGTTCGTTCCTGTTGGAGTCATAAGCGCGGATAACATATTCACGGTCGTCAAAGAAAAGATTGACTGATGGAACTTTGAGTTTCCTTGTACCTGTATCGCCTGCCCTGTTGACAAGTTCGACAACTGCTTCGAAACCACCGACGCCATCTTCGACAGGAATCTGACCGATTTGCTTGTTTATTTGGTCAACGAATGTGTTAACCCATTTCATTTGTTTGTCGGAGATTCTACCTCGTGAATCCCAACCGTCCACCAAGGACGCGACGAATGATTGATTCTGTTTTGCTGATTTCCACTTTGTTGCACCGACTAAATGTCCGTAAGTTCTAAGGATAGCAATCTCGCGAGGTTCTGCGAGAGCGTGGCTGACAGTCTTTGTTCCTGTATGGTCGTTGTATATTTTCTCGACCCAATACAATTGTTTTGCACTCAAGCGCCCTTTGTTGTCGTAGTTTGCTACTAATGAAGAAGCGAAACCTTTGCTCTTGTCGGGTAAGTCTTGTAGGACTGTTCTTAGGTTGTTAACTGTGATTTCAATATCAGCGTCGCTCATGTTTAGTGGTAGGTCTTTTCAGTTATAAACCTTTCTATTGAGACTTTACAAACATTGAGAACTTAAGCCCATGGGTCAGAACGCTTCTCTGCCATAGCCGATTCTCGTACAACTCTTTCAGAAGCCCTTCTCTGTTCAACTGCTCTCCTTTCTTGAGTAGCATCCCAACGAACCTGCCCTGTTGATACGCAGGCAAGAATAACTGATTCAATCGCTGTATCGTTATGGTCTTTGAAATGGATTGCCCATTGGAATCCACGAGCAAACATACTAACATCTTGTACTGTATGAGTTTCCGGTGAAACAGTTCCGCTTTCTTTGATAACATTCCAAGCATCATCCTTGACCCATAGCGCACAAGCGCCACCTCGACTTCCGTAAAGAGCGCCGATTCTTTGGTCAGAACCACTCAATCCTATCGTCTCATACGAGACAGAGCCGGCCGTCTTCTTGAAGATGGTACAACCCATTGAAGTGAAGGCATCCTTCACTTTATTCCTTGTCAGTTTCTTAATTTGGTTTTTGTTTAATTTTTCAGTCATAGTCCTCGCCTGTGTCTGTTAACCTTCCGTCATAGTCCACCTTTATTAATACATAGGCTTCTGACCAAACTCCGTTATTAATGTTTTGACAGCATAATTCGCAGGCTGATTCGGGTTTCAGTGGCCGGTTCTTTAGAATGGCTCGATGACAGTTCGGACATTCATATCGGTGAAGTTTTCCATCTTCTCTCGCGGCAACTTCCAATGTTCGGACGAACTTGGCTCGCTGATGTTTGTAATCCTCAAAATGTTCCCACTCTTCCTCTATTGAGCGGAATAGGACGCCATGCCCTGCTCCCGGCCCTAGAACAAAGTGAATTAGTTCGTGGCGAACCAAACCCTTGAGCAAAATTGTTTGATTCCATTCGAAAGCACGAGGATGGATTTTCAAAGTTGGAATATCTCCAATACTTGCTGTCGCTAAAGTGCGTATCGCATCATCTCTAAGATATTCCATGCGAAGCCATGACGTTCCTATCGGAAGTCCACCGAACCGATTTGGTTCGCTTCTTTTCAATCGACGGTATATTTCTCTGACAGCCAAAAGGTGTTCAGTCCTCAACGGTCGCATCCCTGTTCACCAATTCGAAGTAATTGCCCACCCTTTTAATTGTGAGTTCCATTCCGGGGTTCATTGTCAAAAGACCTTCAATATATCTCCACGCCTTCGGCGTTCCCATCGCAATCCGGAACGGTTTACCAATTCTTAACCAATGATTCGCAACTTCGAGATTGCTCTCTGTCGAATATGTCGTTGCCTCAAACTCTTGGTCGTCGTGTTCATCACTCATTGTTTGAATCCCTCAATAAACTTCTGATAATCTTTAGAATCGGTTTTCCCGTAGGTTATGTCAAGCCCGAAGCCTCTCTCATGAAGGTGTTGAACCGCATGACCTAATCTTTCGATAATGTGAGCAGGTGGGTCGCAACCTTCGCCGTCAACATCGTATCTGAATACAATTGTGTAATGTCCCTTACTCATATTCTACCACCACTCTTGTTCCTATTGGTACTTTTATATGAATTGTTGGTATGTTCTTTGAATCGCTCTTTGGTTGCGGAGCAGTACCCGAAGGGTAGGATGGGTATAGATAATCGCGAGTCTTTTTGATTTTCTCAAGCCGACCTTGGTTTAGAGCGTCGCGTTCTTTCGGAGAAATGTATTTTGTATTGTCAATGTTGGATTTGAAGAACGAAGATGGTGCGGAAACTTTCTTTGGAATGGAAGCGCCTTCTTTTGTCGCTTTGTCGAAGTAATCTTTCGGTATTAGATTCTTGAAACTAGAAACAGGAGCATTGTTGTACATTCTCTCGAGTGGTATTTCCTTGTTGAACCAATGTGGGTGAACCCATGCTTTGCCTCGACTCTTTCTTGTCGAAGTTTGATAGCCTAGACTTTTTAGGAAATCACGAAGAGTCATCCATTGTGTATAAGTAAACTCAATTCCTAGTCGGTCTTGCATCTCACCTCTTCGAATGCCTTTCGTTCTTGCTTCAATAATTACATCTTGTATTTCATCGGTGTCGGTTAATCTATCCCCGAACCTAGTAGTTAGGACTCTCGTCATAATATTTCCTCAATAACCACCTTTATTAAGGTATTGGTTATCAATATTTCTTATCTCTCAAGAGTTAATCTGACTGCATTTGGTGTATCACTGTCGTAGTCTATCAACCAACCTGCCGGAGAATCTGCTTTTGACAGATTTTTGATTTCTATAGGATGAGTCTCAACATTAAATCCAAGATGTTCGAACATCGAGATAATATGCTGTGGAGTGGATATAATATCCATAGTCCAAGGTTTTTCCGCCATTTCATCTGTAGCAACCGTCCAACCCGTTTCGTGTTCTACTACAGTAATGCTCCACATAGGAATCAATACTTCCCCCACCTATTTCTATGCTTCCGGTGAAGCGGCCGTATATTCTGCTAACAGATTGAACGTAGCCGCATTCGCAGTGAGTACAATTATCAAGCCCGCACCAAAGTCAATTCCTTCGACAAAATCGAGATTGACATATCCCGCAGTTCCTAGCAAGAAAGTGTGAACTAGATTTGCTGATACTACATCGCCTGCAACTGTGCCGTTATACAGAGCAACTGTGGCCGCACCATTTGAGGTATGACCGTTGATTGAAAGTAATCGCGTTCCACCGAAAACGGTTAGGAAATTGTTAGCCGCTACGAGGGATGCTATCTTAGCCATGTCATACGGGGCGTCTGTCGGGGTTAATCAGTAAATCGGTTAAGTCCATCTTTCGTGTAATGGGTTCTTTCTACCTTGCTCTATCATATCCATAACGACCTGTGTGTAGTTCCAAGAGTTCTGATGGTATTGTGAAATCTCTATTATCTCTCGATGAATCCTGTCAATCGTTTCTTCGATTATGTCAATGTCTGCTCTGACTTCTTGGGCGGCCAATTGTTTCTTGCCTAGGTTCTTCCTACACTCCAACATCCAATTAGTCCAATCCTCATCTCGGTTTGGTTCGGGAACTATTTCCTTTTCTTTGTACAGAGATTCTAGTTCTTTGATTTCAACTCTCATGTCTTTGTATGTCAATCTCATCTTTCGCCCTTTGATGAAGTTTTGAATCACGATGGATGAAACTTTGTTCATTCTATCCCCGGTCGTTGAGGGAGTCAATGAGATAATCTCGGGTGCTTTCAAAGGAACATAGTCCGGCGTATTCACATACATAGCGTGTGAGAATTATCTTATGAATGTTTTGATTTCACACTCTTTTCAAAAAACATAGTGATTTCCACAAGTTTTTTCAAAAAATAAAATCGAACCTATTGACGTCAATTTTGAGAAATGATTCGAACACCGGGGGGTCTTACCACACACATAGTTCATCCATTCTATACTGTGTGTGTCCCATACCCCCCTCTAGTTCGTTTAATTAATTTATATTAGAAAAGATATTGATATATTATACATATTTTATGAGAGCAGTATCAAAAGAATTGGGAATCAGATATGGTACTCAAAAAACTTGGGGTGGGGTGTATAGTCTGCCAATCTGTCGCAGAATCGAAGTTTCAAGCCTGTCGTGATGGTATATATAAACATTGTGATTGAGAAACATTGAGAGTCTAATTAATTATTTAGGGTTTCGAACTTTGCTGTTCAAGACCCGAATTAATGTTGGGGACTTTTTGTCAGATGTTGTCAGATTAAGGGGGGTTTAGGAAAAAAAGTCCCGGGAATTGTTTTGCTAGGTACACTTGACTTAGTATATAAAGTGTTGACTTGACAATTATTTCCGGCGTCCGCTCATCGAAATCCTGTATATACTCAAGACTACTTAAACAAAACAAAATCCTAGCGAACTTGATTTGCCTATTGAAATCAATACACGTCCGTTAGCCCCCGGAAAAGATGTCATCAATGACAGTGGTATGTTTGACAATCAATTGAACTCAATAGGGTGGGTCTTACTCTTCCTCAAGTTCGACCACATCAATGATATTCTTTTCAGATTCTTTTTGGATTACATTTCTGAATTGGTCGAGTGGGTCGTAGCCGATGTTGATTTGAACTTGAGGCGCGGCTTCCTGTGCGCCGGTGAACTTATCCATTGACTCTTGAGCCTTGAGCAATCCACCCAACATGAAACTTGCCGAGTTCATCTTGCTCACTGAATCTGCTTGACTTACTGCTGACTCAATCAAACCTTCCATCCTCGCCATCATTCTCTTACGTCGAGTGTATGAGTCAAGTCGGAGATAGTCAACACTTCCCATTTCTGCTTTAGCCATGATGAAGTTCCTCATCCCCTCTGCTTCTTCTCTCGCACATCGAATAAGAGAAGTCCACTCTTGTCGAGATGGTTGAGACGAAATCCGCATAGAATTGACTTCATTTCTAATCGCAGTTTCTTTTCTTCCATCTATGAGAGCCAAAGCAACCCAACGGATTATCTGCTCGTCTTCTGAAATCGGTACAAGTGCGAACTCGTCAGATTCGTTTTCATTATCTTCGTCAACTGTTGATATGTCGTCAGTCATGTTATGCTCGGTATCAGATGTAGTAATTCACTTTTTCGGTTGCACCAATGCTCCCGCATGATTGTATCTAGTGAGTGAATCTTCTGTCATCGGGTCGTTGATTGGACGGTTCTCGAACGGCACATTTAGCCATCCTCTGACGTATGCTTCTTCTGTTTTCATGTTCCATAGACTGACTTCACCACGATGAGTTGAAGCGTATTCTTGTTTGACTAATGCACACTTTTCAAAGTACCCGGACTTCGATACGATGTTAGCCATTTCATTCCTTGTCGGTATTCTTTTCCATCTCTGTCCCATCTCATCCAACAACTGTCTCAATGTCAAAGGCTCATTCTCATTAGCGACAAAAACCCTACACGCCATCGAACAGGCTGTATCTGAATATCTGCTTTTTGACTTATGTCGGCTTCCCATAAACTTCCGTCATCGCCCACTAATATAACTGTTGCACCTAGACTTCCTTTCGAATAATTGCGAGACGATGTTTCATTTCTATTTCCGTACAATCCATCGTTAAGTGTTGCTCAAGTTCGAACCTAGTAGCGACCGGATGATAACACCAAGGACATTCAACTACGCTAAAGCGCAAGCGCTCCGCATTGAGTTCGTTCGTTGTTAATTGAATCATTATTTGTTGTTCATTAGTCAAATTGTTTCCAAGCATTTTCATCAAACTCCGAGGGGGAATCTGATGGGGTTGATGTTGGTTTATCAGTGTTGTCGAGAAGACCGGCTTCCTTGTACAAACCGTGAATTATCTGTATGAAATCCATGGCCTCTTCATCGGGGTTCTCGAACATCTCTTTCTCAATATCTTTCATAATCCGTTCATCTAGTGGAATGCCCAATTGAGCGAGAGTCATGAAGCGAGCCATCTTGTTCATTGGCTTCAACGAGTCAGCATACTCACAATGTCCTCGAACTTCTTCCGGCATAAGTGCATGAATGAAGATGCCTAGCCATGGCGCTTTTAATCCGCAACCCGGGCATTCATCTTCCTTCGACAGAGATTTGATTCGGCGTAATTGCCTACGTTGCATTCGTCGGCTTTTTCTTTGATTCATTCAACCACTTCTCCAAATTAACTCTGTCTTGTTCGTCAAGTTCTTTTCGCTTCTCATCGGTCAGCGCTTCGCATGATTGGCGATGATACCATTCTGTCATTTTCGGTGTCATTTTCACACTGTACTCTTTTTCACATAGCGGACATTTATCCATGGTTTTGCCTCGAACCCCACATACATAAACGAATCACCCCACCTATTCGTCTCGATAGTTGATTACTTTCGTCCCTGTCTCAAGCGTTTTTCTCGTTGCTTTTCCAAATAGCATTTTCCGCAAAACCGATTTGATGCTGACCAAATATGTCCCTTAGTGTTGAAGCCATTCAAGCGCACTTTGCATCTTAGACAGTGGGCAATCTTATTCTCTGCTATTCTGAAATCATCAGCAACTCTCTTCGCCATGATATAACACACCGTACTCGGCTTTTGAATCTCCCTCAAGGACGCGCTCCGCAGTCAACACCCATTCCGGACAGTCTTCTATTTGCTCGAGTTTCAAAGCGTGAACGAAATGAATAAGCGAAGCAATTTGCTCAAGTTCGAGAACGGTCATTGAAACGCCTGCCTCATCCTAGTCGGAACGACAATTGTCAAATTGCAGTTATCACAACAGATTCCATCTTTGACAGGAGCGGCGATATTACCGTAGCCGTTTATCACTTCTGAACAGAGACAGCATTTCACGCCCTGCACGATATAATCGTCAGTCATTTTAATCCCATTCCTTAGTCTTGAAAGTGCGAGCGATTCCGCCCACGAAGTTCTTTCTCTCAAGTTCAACCGCGTCCAATGCCGCGTCGATTAATTCTGCCGTAATGTAAAAGTTAGCGAATCTATCCAAGTTTATCAATTGTATCAATATCGAAAACTCTTCCACTGTTAATTCACCACATCGCGCCCAACCATCTTGAGTAAAGAGATGCCTCATTCTAAATTGCATTGTTCTTCCAAGTTCCATCTTAATCACCTGCAAGTTGTTCCCGCATACACTCTGTCAGATTTACAGTGATTGCACAAGTTCAAGATTTGAGCGTCTGCTCTGATTGGAGCGTGAACGTAGTGGGATGACAAATCATCTGCTGATGTTTGGTGCATTCCACCGCAGTCTTGACAGACGCAAGCCGGCATTTCAGTTTCCGGGTTGAAACTCATATTCTCTCACCTGTGAATCTGCATCGGTTTACTAGATTGTACCCGTTTGTTCTTAATGATTGAACAACTGAATCTTCCCAAGTCATGTTTGAAACTGAATGTGAGTAGCAAGCGTTTGACCATGTGTGGTCGCTGACTCTTGGCGCGTTGTGAACTCTCTCGTTGTGTGGTAATTGTTGAACTGTTTCAGTGAATAATGACCATATACATGACTCAACTGTTGTTTGGTCGCGAGCGATTACTGTTGAGTAATATTCGTTTGATAAAACATCAAGTGAATTGAAGTTAAATCCATTTTCTTGTGCTATTTGTTCTGTTCGGTGTAGTGTTGCGGTCATCTCGTCTCTCTCCTGTATTGTCGTAGGCATTACCCCCTATAAAGGTTTTGATATATCAATGTCCTGAACATCAATATTCCTTAATTTAGGGCAATCTCGAGAGAAGTTCCCGCTACAGTGTCGGTAATTACCTTCACCATCTCACCTGTTTCCGTATTTTCTAGGATTCCTTCGACAATTTCCGTCCTGTCTTCCCATGCAATTACTCTCCACGCCATCAATATAAGCGACTTATCAATAGTTTATTAATGTTGTGTAATTCGAAATATCAATAAAGCGATTCCCCTACGGTTGACCATGGCTCGTCCTCGTCGGAATTACAGAATCCGGAAGAATCTAGCCAAAATAATGTCTGATGGAGAGTGGAGAAGTGCCGCCGAAGTTGGACTTGAGATGTCAAAAGCAAAGTATAACTTCACTTCTCCAAATCAATTAGGTAGTTTATTGTCAAACACACCCGGGTTCATTACTCGAAAAGCGAGTGAGCGATGGCGTTTCGGCCTCGGACTTTACAAACTTGACAACCCGGGCGCATTCAACGAATGGATTGAAAGAAAGAAACCTTAGATATATCTCGGTCCTTCATACCATCCAACAAGAGAACGTCTCTCACCGGATTCAATCGGGCTGACCATGTGTTCATGATAACTGATGAAAGCCAACAAAGTTCCTCTCTTCATCATCATCTCGCTTGGCGGCTGTTCAAGATGTTTGAAAGCAAACTCTCCACCTTCGTATTCTTCCGGGTCGGATAACTGAACGACAAGACTGACCTTTCTCTGCGTATCTTTTTGGTCGTTGAACTCGACGTCGTGATGATAATGATAATGATGTCCCACTTCTTCATACTCTGTAAACTGCAAAGCAGGCAAGTGTGATAATCGCATTCCGAACTTCTCATTCGCTATTCGTGTGTATTCTCTAAGTCGGAGATGAATCCACCCGAAATCGGAATTGTCGTTCAACCAACGAATATTGGTTTTTCTCGTATCGTCAATTGTTCCGCCAAATGTTGACGCTTTGATTTGACCGACCTCTCGCGCTTGTTCAATTAACAAATCACATTCTTCTTCTGATAATACATTTTCAAACACTAACCATTGAGGATATTTAACCGCCATTTTATTCACCTTCACTCTCACCTATTCGGCTCAATATGCGAGCCAAATCATCTTCGTGAATATCATCTCTCCAAACCAAAACTTGTCTTCCCCAATCAAGGGATTTTTCCATCTGACCTAATTCGCCATATGCAATTGAAATCATGTCTCGAGTTTTCCAATCATAATCTGCCTGCATAAACATACAACCTTGTTCCCACTTCTCAACATCCATCATTTCAAGAACTTGTGCTTTGAAAGGTACACCGCCGCAACCTTCTGCTGTCGCCAATGCCCAAAATATCATGTCCGGTCTATTCGGATGTTTGTTAATCGCGTCAAGCCAAAAGTGAGGTTGTCCCATTATCAGAGCGTGTTCTCTTGCTGAAACTTCTACTTCACCCGGATAACCGCCCATCGTCATTCTCAATCTGAACCACATCGCGGCTTGGAATAAATCTCCACCATCTCTTGCCGAGTTCGCCATATAAAACGCATATCGCTTAACCATCATCGAATCATACTCTCCCGGTATCGCTCCCCCCATTTGTTGAAAGTCATCTGCATAAGTTTCCGGGCTACGCGGACGCGCTCCGCTGTCATCTGCGTGAGTGATTGTGAAACTTGTTTGTTCTTCTCGTTGATTACAATAAAGCCCTTCGTGTCGAACTCCTTTGTATCGACAATGAGTTTTGAAAAGCCATGGTCGAGATGCGATGAAAGTTCCATCATTTCTAAGAATCTTAGTATCAATTCCGTCTGTATCTTGGTCAAGTTTTTCAAAGTCCGGGAGCGTTCCTGTGAACAGGCTATCGGCGTCAATACGCAACACCCAATCTACTTCCATTTCCGCTAGGTACTCGATTGTCGCATTTAGTCCGTCGGCCGCACCATTCCATTCCGGGCAAATCCAAATCCCATCTTTTCCATTTTCTTCCATCCACTTTTCGCCAACTTCAAGGGTCGAATCTGTTGACCCCGAATAATTGATACAGAAGACGTCAAATGCGTCTTTTACAGTTTCAAGTGCGCGAACAATATTCTGTTGTTCGTCTTTTACAATCATAGCGAGTCCGATTTTCACAAAGATGCCTCAATGCACTCGCCTATCAATGTTGCCTTTAGAGCCAACAAGCGATGTTTATTTTCTCACCCGCTAATGATGCCCGTTATTTGGGAAGTCATCCCGTTGCCGTATGTGATTGTGATTGTTCCATTTCTAGTGTCAACTTCCCAATTCGAAATATCAGTGCTTACTTTGCCATCAAGGATTACAGAGATGCCACCGCCACCGCCACCGCTTCCACTCGGACCCGTCGGGCCGGTTGCTCCTGTAGGACCGGTTGCTCCTGTAGGACCGGTTGCTCCGGGTGAACCTGCACTTCCGTTGCTACCCGGCGGACCTGTCGCCCCTGTAGGACCCGTTGCCCCTGTGGGACCTGTTGCTCCACTCGGACCTGTTGCTCCCGGCGGACCGGCTGTCGCTCTCGAAACACCATGCGATTCTTCTAAATCTCCGTAGTCAAACCAAGATGGAACGGTCGGGAAAACACCGTCGTCATGAAATGACCCTTTGGTCGTTATGTTAGAAAGATTCTTCATGGCAGTTCTGAACGTCTCAAGTTCGGCTTTTTCCGAATCGCTAAGTAAATCATAATAATTCTCACCGTATGCGTTTTGTATTCTCTTCAACCATTCTTTTTGCGTTGACTTCAACGCCTTTTCTGCTGTTGCTGTATCTTTGAAGTTTCTCGACATATTATCAGTTCTCCCTCATCTCAAACAAAAATACCACTCTAACTCTTCCTATCTGATTTTGAGCATTATAACCTGTTGTTGTAGTTAGTCGGAGATTGAAATTATCACCCGCCACGAAATCTAAATCCGGGGTTGCTTCTCTTTGGAAAGCGACGTTGTTGCTTCCCGTTGCCGCCCATGTATATGTTGTAGCCAAGTCTGCACCGTTCTTTGTAATCTTGTGAGTGAAAACTGTCGAACCACTCTCTGTCCCGACGTTTCCTACAAACCAAATTATCTTCTTCAATCTACAATCGAACGGCAAAACAGTTCCCATGGCTTTCGTTGAAGAATCCGTGTTATCTATGTTGTTTATTCCACCACCAAAACCAAACTTCCAACCATTTCTTATGCTCGCTGAATAATATTGGTCGTTCCATTCTGCTGTA